TAGGCTGCAGCTACTAAAAAACTAGCTATATTTGACGCATTTGAAATACTTAACAGAATACAAGAAGAAGAGAACTTGCTTGAGGGCAAAACACCTGAAAAGAGAGAGGAAAAAGTCTTTAAAGGATTCGCAGAGGGTAGATCTAAGTAATGTACGAGCAAAGTTTAGTTAATATAATAGAGCCTATTAAAAAAACTACGATTACTAGAATGAATCGTGGTAAAAAATGGAAGTATGGATATAACAAAGAGCATGATATAGTTGTTATATCTAAAACTGGAATGATAGGTGAGATATATGAGATTCAAAATCTTAAAATAGCATTACCAAAAGTACTAAAAGAAGTATTTAAACATTCTAAAAATAAATGGGTTAAGTTTGATACACCTAAAGAGTTAAATCGTCTTAAAAATATATTTGATTGGAGAAATTATCCAGAAGAAAATAAAGAGCAGTGGTTTGACTATATAGACGAAGAGTTCAAAAGAAGAGATGAAGGTTTTTGGTTTACAAATAATAATAAACCAACTTATATAGTGGGTACGCATTATATGTATCTTCAATGGAGCAAAATTGATGTAGGTGCTCCTGATTTTAGAGAGGCAAATAGATTGTTCTTTATATTCTGGGAAGCTTGCAAAGCTGATAAAAGATGCTACGGAATGTGCTACCTAAAGAATAGAAGATCAGGGTTTTCTTTCATGTCATCTGCAGAAACAGTTAATTTAGCCACTCTTGCAAGTGATAGTAGATATGGTATCCTATCTAAAACAGGTGCAGATGCTAAGAAGATGTTTACTGACAAGGTGGTTCCGATAAGCATAAACTACCCATTCTTTTTCAAGCCGATACAAGATGGTATGGATCGGCCAAAAACAGAATTAGCATATAGAGTACCAGCAAGTAAGTTTACTCGTAAAAAAATAACAGCTAACGAAAAGTTAGAGGATTTACAAGGATTAGATACAACTATAGATTGGAAGAATACTGGTGATAATAGTTATGATGGTGAAAAACTAAATTTACTAGTGCATGATGAAAGTGGAAAATGGGAGAGACCCGATAATATTTTAAACAACTGGAGAGTTACAAAAACATGTTTACGATTAGGTAGTAGAATTATAGGTAAATGTATGATGGGCTCTACTTCAAACGCATTAGATAAAGGTGGAGAAAACTTCAAAAAATTATACAGAGCGTCAGATGTCACAAAAAGAAATAGAAATGGTCAAACAAAGTCTGGCTTATACTCTCTTTTTATCCCAATGGAATGGAACTACGAAGGATTTATTGACGAGCATGGAGTTCCAGTCTTTAATACTCCTGACATCGATGTCTTCGCACCTGACGGTGAATTAATAGATATAGGTGTAATAGATAATTGGCAAAACGAAGCTGATGGTTTAAAAGATGATCAAGATGCTTTAAACGAGTTTTATCGTCAATTTCCTAGAACTGAAGAACACGCTTTTAGAGACGAAACAAAAAACAGTATATTTAACTTAGTAAAAATATACGAGCAAATAGATTATAACGAAGAAATGTCTAGAACTCTTGGGATTACACAAGGTAATTTTCAATGGGTTAATGGAGTTAAAGATTCACAAGTAATTTTTTATCCAGATCCAAAAGGACGTTTTAAAGTAAGTTGGGTTCCAAAATCCGAATTACAAAATAGAGTTATATTAAAAAATGGTGTAAAGTATCCTGGTAATGAACATATGGGGGCCTTTGGTTGCGACTCGTATGACATATCAGGAACCGTAGATGGTGAAGGATCTAAAGGAGCTTTACATGGTCTTACTAGATTCAGTATGGAGGACGCTCCTGCAAATAGCTTCTTTTTAGAGTACTTATCAAGACCACCTACGGCTGAAATATTCTTTGAAGATGTATTAATGGCTTTAGTGTTTTATGGTATGCCAATACTTGCAGAGAACAATAAACCTAGATTACTCTATTATCTTAGAAGAAGAGGTTATAGAGGGTTTAGTATGAATAGACCGGATAAAATATGGAACAAATTATCCGTAGCAGAAAAAGAGATAGGTGGTATACCAAATTCTAGCGAAGATATAAAACAAGCTCACGCAGCGGCTATTGAAATGTATATTCAAGATCATGTAGGTATGAAACAAGATGGAACATTTGGAGATTTATATTTTAATGCTTTATTAAATGATTGGGCTAAATTTGATATAAACAAAAGAACAAAATTTGACGCCTCTATAAGTTCTGGACTAGCAGTAATGGCTAACAATAGACACTTATATAGACCAAATGCAAAGGTTGAAAAACCTAAATTAAACATAAGTATTTCCAGATATGATAATGCTGGTACTAATTCACAAATAATAAAATAAATATGGCATATTCTAGTAAAAGCTATTTTCCTAGCCAAACAGTAAGTGATGCTGAGAAGTTAAGCTATGATTATGGTTTAAAAGTTGCTAAAGCTATACAGACGGAATGGTTTAATGATGATCAAAATAATAATAGATATAGAAACAACCACAATAATTTTCATAGATTAAGACTATACGCTAGAGGTGAACAATCAATACAAAAATATAAGGATGAATTGTCTATAAACGGTGATTTGTCCTATTTAAATTTAGACTGGACACCTGTACCAATAATACCTAAGTTTGTAGATATAGTAGTTAACGGTATAGCTGAAAGAACTTATGATATAAAAGCTTTTTCTCAATCACAAAATGGTGTTGACAAAAGAACTAAATACATGGAGTCTATATTATCTGACATGAGGTTTCAAGAGTTTAATAATTTTACCGCTCAAAACTTTGGTGTTGATACTACAAAAAGTGAAGAAAAAGAATTACCAGAAACGCCAGAAGAGTTACAATTACACATGCAGTTAACTTATAAACAAGCTGTAGAGTTAGCAGAAGAACAAGCCTTAAGTGTTTTAATGGAAGGTAATAATTATGAATTAATTAAAAAACGTTTTTATTATGATTTAACAGTTTTAGGTATTGGTGCCACAAAAACTTCTTTTAATACTTCTGAAGGTGTTACTATAGATTACGTTGATCCTGCTAATTTAGTTTATTCTTACACAGATTCCCCTTATTTTGAAGATATATATTACGTTGGTGAAGTTAAGTCTATACCAGTTAATGAACTTGCTAAACAATTTCCTCATTTAACCGAAAGTGATTTAGAGGATATAATGAAAAATAAGTCTTACGAAAAAAATAGCAATAGAAGTAGATATAATTCCGATAAAGAAGACAATAATAAAATACAGGTTTTATACTTTAACTATAAAACTTATATGAACGAAGTTTATAAAATAAAAGAAACCGGCACTGGTGCTGACAAAATAATACCTAAAGATGATAAATTTAATCCACCAAAAGATAAAGAAGGTGGATATTCAAAATTATTAAGATCTATAGAATGTTTATACGATGGCGCTTTAATTTTAGGTACTGACAAATTGCTTAGATGGGAAATGTCTAAAAACATGATGCGTCCTAAAAGTGATTATACTAAAGTTAAAATGAATTATGCTATTGTTGCACCTAGAATTTATGATGGTAAAATAGAAAGCTTAGTAAAACGTATTACTGGTTTTGCTGATATGATTCAATTAACACATTTAAAGCTACAGCAAGTTATGTCCAGATTAGTACCAGATGGTGTTTATTTAGATGCGGATGGTTTAGCTGAGATAGATTTAGGTAACGGAACGAATTATAATCCACAAGAAGCTTTAAATATGTTCTTTCAAACTGGTAGTGTTATTGGTAGATCATTTACAAGTGAAGGCGATATAAACCCTGGTAAAGTACCTATTCAAGAAATACAATCAAGCAATGGAGGTGCTAAAATGCAAAGTTTAATTCAAACATATAATTATTATTTACAAATGATAAGAGATGTGACTGGATTAAATGAAGCTAGAGATGGTAGTATGCCAGATAAAAACGCTTTAGTAGGTGTTCAAAAGCTGGCCGCAGCAAATAGTAACACAGCAACACGTCATATATTACAAGCTGGATTATATTTAACAGCAGAAGTTGCTGAATGTTTGTCACTTAGAATATCTGATATATTAGAATACTCTCCAACTGCAGATGCATTTATACAAGCTATTGGAGCTCATAATGTAGCTACATTAGAAGAAATGAAAGAGTTACATCTTTATGATTTTGGTATA